CCTGGGCGGCGATCGACGTCAGCGCCGTTGAGTCCTGGAGCAATTCGTCGGTGGTGTACATCACCGACATCAGCTTCTTCAGGTCGAACTCGATGGTGCGGAACTTCGGCTTCGACGGGGTGACCGCGGTCCCCTCTCCGACCCAGTTCGACGCCACGCCACCCCAGCGGCTGCCGGTCGCCCGGCTGGTTTCGTCAACGCCCGGGATTTTGATGCCGTTGGCGTTGGCACTGATCGGCAGCTTGTTCACCCGACTGAGGATCTCGCCCATGTCGTGTGCGAGCATGAAGATCGATGCCGCGAAGTCGACCTGGACCAGGAAGCCGCCGCCGGTCGGATCGACCTCGCCCGCGCCGGTCGGCGCGCGCACCAGGCGCCGATCGGTGTCACTCCCCTTCGAGCTGTAGTGCCGGAAAACCGCCTGGAGCTGCTCGCCCAACGTCCGGTATTGCTCGCCCGCGCGCGGGGTGAAATCCAGCCCCTTCCGAGCCAGGCTGAGATAGTCGTCAAAGCCCCGCAGCCTGCCCTGGCGCGGGTCCATGCCGCGGATTTGCGACAGGGTGCGCTGCGACGGGTTGATCTCCATCACCTCGTCGCCCGGACCGGCGCCGATCGGCCGCGCCAGCTTGGCCGCGAGTTTTTCGGCCCGGTCCAGCTCGCCGATCGTGCGTTCGAGCGTCGCGATCTCCGCCTCCTTTGCGGCGAAGGCAGGCGTCCCGGCCAGCGGCGCGAGTTCATCCACCGCCACCCCGAGGGCGCGGCGGAGCGACAGCAGTGTGCTCATGTGATATGCAGTCCTTCGAAATGGTCGGTCACGAAAGCCGGGCCTGAAGCCTCTGGAGAGCGTTACCCTGCTATGCTACTCTGGCTGCCATGAGCGTTGCCCTTCGCAAGCCGATGACACTGACCGAGTTCCTCGCCTGGGAGGAGCGGCAGGAGTTGCGTTACGAGTTCGACGGCTTCGAGCCGGTCGCCATGACCGGAGGGACCATTGCGCATGATCAGATTACCTTCGACCTGCGCACCGCACTTGCAACCAGGCTCGTGGGTAAGCCGTGCCGTCCCCTGGGTCCGAACGTCAAAATCATCGTCGATGGGCGCGCGCGATATCCTGACGCGCTCGTGGTCTGTCAGCCGGTTTCTCCCGCCGCCTCGATCGTCGAGAATCCTGTTGTCGTGTTCGAGGTCCTAAGCGAGGGTACCAGCGAGACCGACCTGATCGATAAGAATCGCGAATACCGCGCAACCCCGTCCATTCAGCGATACGTGATCCTGCAACAGATTCACAAGGTGGCAATCGTCTTTGAGCGACGGACCGACCTCTGGCTGTCGGAGATTGTTTCCGGCGACGGCGCCATCCTGGACTTGCCCGAGATCGGCATCAGTGTTCCGTTAGATGAGGTCTACGCCAACGCCGAACTGACCGAGGCGCCGCAAGCGTAACGGTGGCGGGTATATGGACAGCACGAGCGCAGCAAGCAAACTGCCGCCGGCAATGACGGCGGCAGAATTCCTCGACTGGCATCCACCGGGCGCCGGCGATCACCGGGAACTGGTGGACGGCACACCGCGCGCGATAGCGCCAGCCTTGCCCATCTATGGTGCGATTCAGAGCGAGGCCAATCGGCTGATCGGCAACCATCTCGCAGCCGGCCGCCCAGAGTGCCGCACAGTCGTTGAGCCCGGAGTCCGGCCGCGGGTGCGCGCCGATCACAACATCCGTGTGCCCGATCTGGGAGTCACCTGTGCCCCATGGCGGAACAATGATCGGCTGCTGTTGGCGCCGCTCGTGCTGGTGGAAATTCTCTCGCCGTCGAACAAAAACGATACCTGGGCAAACGTATGGGCCTATGTATCGATACCGAGCGTGCAGGAAATCCTCGTGCTTTATACTGCGGAAATCCGTGCCGATCTGCTGCGCCGGCAGGCTGATGGCCTATGGCCGGACAATCCGCGGCCGATCGCCGCCGGCGGCGACGTGGTGCTCGAAAGCATCGGTTTCGCCGCGCCGCTTGTAGCGTTCTATCGCACCTCCGGGCTCGTCTAATACGCGCAACACTTGACCGTAGGTCAGGTCGCGGCGAGGCGCGCTTTCAGTGCAGTCGCGCGCGCGAGTTGCGCGGCTTTCTCCGGGTTGGCATCGGGATCAGGGGCGGCGGGTGGATCGGTAATTGGATCGGCATCCAGCGCATCGACCACGCCGTCCAGCAGGCTCAGCGCCTTGGCGTGGTGCGTCATTCCCTCGGCCATGTAAGCCTTCGCGGTGCGCAGGGACTTATGCGCGAGCCGGATCGCGTCCTCATGCGCCACCGGCACGTCGTCACTGTCAGGTGGGCCGTCATCCTTCCGGCGTCCAAGCAGCCGGCGCAGGGCTGCCAGCAGTTTCTCGTCGGCGTCCGGCGCCGCCGCGGTGCCGCCATGGACCGCGCACTCGGATGGGTCGGGCAGCCCGCATTCATCGTCGGCGCTGCGTCCACATGTGCAGACGGTCGGATCATCTTCGCTTCCGCCACCAGCGCGTCGCGCGTTCGAAGGCCGTCCCGAGCTTGCTGATCGAGGGGGAGTGCGTGCTGTCATAGCCGGTTCCTTTGCTGCCCTGCGCAGGCGTTCCAGTTCGGCGCGCGGCAGGCTCGCCTTGCCGTCGCCATCGAGCGTTCGCTCCGCCCATTCCACCAGCGGCCGCGTGTCGATGCCTTTGCGGCGTGCCTCTTGCAGCGCGTTTGGGTTTGCCGGCACCGGGCACACGCTGATTTCGAGAAGGCTTTGCTCCAAGAAATCGATACCGAAGCCACGCTCAGGATCGTTCTCGACATAAGCGTAGCGGGTCGGCAGGAAGCCGACGCTGACCGCGCGCAGGAACTTGCCGAGCACCAGGCGATAGATCGTGTCGGCGAACGCATAGGTCTCCGGCGGCACGAACTCGATGTCGCCGAGCAGACGGTCGCCCTCGACGCCTACATTGCGCGCGCCACCGATGGGCGGCGCGGAGCTGTCGTGCGCCCACAGCGCCACCGGATTCGCCAAAAAATCGGTTAGGTCCCAGCCGGACGCGGCGATCGTGTCGTTCATCCGATCGACGCTGCCGTCGGAGAAGCAGAAGCGCAGCGTGCGCGCCGCGCCATCCACCGGCAGTGGCTGCGCCACGCTCACTCGGTACACGCCGCCGACCGGCTTGCGTTTCGCCCGCAGTTCGCCTCGAAACTGATCGGCGCTCATCAACGCGGTCATGGACTCATTAGCCTCCGACAATCAGCAGGCCGCGGCCATCGGCGTAGATGCCGGACTCCTCAGCCATCGAGCGGCCCACCGCCATGATCAGCGCGACAATCGGGTCGATGCGCTCGATCGAGCGTTCCTTGTCCGGCTTCACATTGCCGGCGGGATCGGTGCGGATCGAGACGTTCGAGGCGCACCAGTCGGCCACCGGATCGCCCCCGTGCTGCAGTTCGCGCGCCAGCACCTTGCGCATGAACTCGGCGGCCGCCGGCCCCATGCTGAGGAAGCCCTGGCCGAACTCGACCACGTTCATGCCCTCGTCCGCCAGGTTGCGGATGATCTCGCCGGCGAACGTGCGGTCGAACGCCAACTCTTCGATGTTGTAGATGCCGGCAAGCTCCAAGATCGCCGCCTCGACAAACTTGAAATCAGTCGTGTTGCCTTCGGTCGCGATCAGGTGGCCCTGATCGCGCCAGACCTGATAGGGCGCGCGGTCCCGTCTCGATCGTTCTTCGATGTTGTCGGCCGGGCACCAATGGCGCCACAGCACTTTCCACCGCTCGCCATCACTCAACGGCGGGAACAGCAGCGCCAGCGACGACAGGTCGTTGATCCGCGCCAGGTCGAGGCCGGCGAAGCACCGGCGGCCACGCAGCGCCTCGGCGTCGATCGGCTCGGCCCCGTCCGCCCAGACCTCCATCGGGATCCAGCGCACGAGCTGCTGGGTCCACTGGTTGAGCCGCAGGCGCCGGATGGAGTTCTGCCGCGACGGCATTTCCAGCGCGAGCGCCACCTCGGCGCGCAGGTCCTCGATCTGGAGGACCGTGCCCAGCGACGGGTTCGCCTTGCGCCAGGCCAGTTCGTCCTGCCAGTCGTCGCCATCATCAACGGTGGCGACGTAGGCGAACCATCGGTCGGCGGTGACCTGGGGGATCACACCGTCGAGGATTTTCACCGAGAAGTCCCAGTGCAGGTAGCAGACCGATGTCCGGCTCACCCCCGCCGTCGTCGTCTCGTACATCAGCGGCTGGAGCCGCGCACCCATGCCGGTGTCGAGTTTCTCGATCACGCCGGCGTCGGGGTGTTCGTGCAGTTCGTCCACCAGTGCGACGAACACATTCAAGCCGTCCATCTTCGACGTGTCCGCCGACAGCGGCCGGAACCACGATGCCGTCGATAACACCGCGAGGTTGTTCGTCGTCTTCACAATCCGCCGGCGAAGCGCGGGCGAGCCGGCCCGCATGCGTTCGGCCTCGGAGAACACGATGCGGGCCTGATCGCGCGTCGTTGCGGCGGAGTAGATTTCCGCGCCGGGCTCGTCTTCGTCGATCAGCGCCTTCAGGCCGATGCCGGCCTCGATGGTCGACTTGCCGTTCTTGCGTGCGGTTGAAACAAACGCCGTGCGGAATCGCCGCACCTCGATCTGCTTGTCGGGCAGCCAAAGCTTCCAGCCAAAGATCGAGCCAACGACGAACGCTTCCCAGTCGAGCAGAGTGAACGGCTGCCCGGCATACTGCCCCTTGCTGTGGCGCAGCACCTTTGGGAAGAAGTCGATCGCGCGCTGCGCGGTGGCGCGGTCCCAACGAAGGCCCCGCGCCGGACCATCAACCAGGTCGCGCAGGTGGCGCTCGCAGGCCAGCCGAACCAGGCGGCCGGTGACGTGCTGGTTCCCGACGACCGCCCTGGCATACGCCTCGACCGGGTCCTGCGGCTCTGCCGGCCGCTTACGCCCTGCCACGCAAGAAGTCTTCGGCCAGGTCAATGTCGCCCGGCGCGTCGCTCGCCCTGATCCGCGAGCGCGCCGAACCCGACAGGCCGATTTGCTCCGAGAGCTGGCGCACTTGATCGAGGGCCTTGTTCGCGGCCGTCAAATAGGGCGAATACATCGGAAACCCGTTCGGCGCCTTGATGATTAGTCCCGTGTTGACGAGCTGGCGTTCGCACTCGACCCAGCGCGCCCAGGCCTGGCAGTAGCCGGCGATGACGGCGCGATCGAGCTTCGCGATCAGCCCAACCTCGGCGAGCAACACGGTGATGCGGCGCCACTCTGCCAACGCCTCATCCTTCAGCATGTCGGGCGGATCGGGAATCACCGTCCGTGGCTGCGCCTCGTGGTCGTTGAGCGGGCGCCGGCCTGGATTGCCGGTGATGAGTTTCAGTTTCGTGGGCTTCGGTTTAGGCCCCAGCATCGGCTCCCTCCGGGCCAGCCGCCACGCGTGTCGCTTCTTCCTCGGCCAGTGCCTTGCCGGCGAGTTCGGCCATCATGCGCAGCGCGACGGCGGTGTTGTGAACGCCGGTCGCGTGCTTCACCGCCAGCAGGCCCTGGAAGACGCGATCGAAGTCCGCATAGGCACCGACCAGACGGGTGACTGCGGCCTTCGATTTGGCGATCTTGGTGAGCCAGTCCATGAAGATCACCGCGTCGGCCGGCAGGAAGGAGATTTGCAGTTCTTCGTAGAACGGCTGGCCGACGCGCAGCACGGAGGTGTCGAGGTCCTCGACCTTGAAAGCATCGTCGGTCAGGCCGGAGTACTCTTTCCACCCGAAGTCGAGTTCGGCATAGAGCGACTGGAGAATGTTGGGATCGTCCTCGCCGACGATCGCGTTGTGGCTCAGTTGCAGTGCGACGAATTGGGCACGGGTCAGCGGTGTCAGGATTTCAAGAACGTCCGCTTCCTCGATGCCCGCCTTCATCGCCGCTGGCACACGATGATTGCCCGACGCTACCAACAGCTTGCCGTCCACATGGCCGACCAGAGGCACGCTGGTGAGGCAGCCATCCGCTTTGATGTTCGCAACCAGGCGAGCGAACGTCGCCCCCCTCATGAACCGGGCGTTCTTTTCAAGCAGCGTCAGGTCGGCGAGTCGCATCCGTGTGACGCGCGTTTGCAACGAACCGCTGGAACCACTCGACGTAGATTTCGGCTGGGGTTTGCTGTCTGATCTTGCTGCCATAGTTCAACATCCCGGGACCGCTGCCCAACAATTCGAAGATGCCGCGGTACTTCATGGACACCGGCTTCGACGTGAAGGCGGTGGTCATCACCGAGTCGATCCGTTGCACCAGCCTGACCTGCATCCGGTCGATGATCGTCGCCGAGGTCGCCAGCATCGCAATCAGCTTCGACACCCGGCTTCGCGGCGACAGCGCGAAATCCGAGAGTAGGTAGAGCAAATCGCCGCCCCATTTGTCGCGGGCGTAGATGAAACCGCCGGCCAGGTGGCCGTCGATCATCACCAGGAAGTTCGCGATGCCGGCGGTGTGCGTGATCCCTTTCGCCAGGTAGATGTCCTTCAAGAAGTTCATCTGTGCCGACGTTGCGCCGACGATCTCGACGCGTGACGCTGGGGTCAGTCTCGTCGGGTCCAGCTTGGTGTAGCGGAACGGCGTTGACCGATGCCGGGCACGCCGCACCGAGCTGGCCGATTTGTCCGCGAAGGTGAAAATCGGCTTGTTCGATTCCCCGCGATAGACGGTCACCGGTTGGTGGTGTTCGAGCGTGTGGTCGGTCAGCACGCAATACCGCACCCGCATCGCGTCCAGCTCATCCAGCCACGCCTCCAACGCGGCAGGGTCCCAAACGCCATAGGACGGCCGCGGCCAGTCGGTGTTTTGATCCACGAAGCGGTACAGCCGCTCATAGCCGTTCTTGTAGGTGGGCGGGAACGCCGCGACGCCGCCCCCGGCCTCGGCGGCGCGCCGGGCCTGATCCCGGAAATCGCCGGGGTGGAAGCTCGCAATATGCAGCCCTTCGAGGAAGGCATCGAACCGCTTCCACACCGGCGCCAGGAACTCGACAAATCGTTCCTCATAATGCGCAAAGTGAACCTGGGCGTAGAGGTTGGTGCCCTTGTATTTCGCCATTTCCAGTGCGACCTGGACCGCCGCGGCGCGCGCCGCGAAGGGCTGGCCTGCGAGGAGCGGCTCAATGAAGGCGAGCCGGCCCTTGAACGTGATCGAGAACTCGGCGCCGGTGGCGAGCGCGCCCAGCGAGCAGGACAGCAGCGACACATCGTTCGAATGCACGGCGACGGTCGGGTGAACGCCCCGCACCGCGCGGTCGAAGCGGAACGATCCGGAGCATCCGACAAAGACCTGGTGCCAGTCGGTGAAGGGGACCGAGCGCGTGATTTGCTCAACAGCGGGGCGCGGCACGGCTCCAACAAACATAGGCTACCCTTGCGCAACAGATGCCGAAGTATCTGACCTGCTATCAAGACATCACGCTACCATGATAGCAAAGTAGCGGCGCGCATCGTGGCTTGTTCGGGTGACAAAGTCCAAGGAAATAGCAGCAACTTTCAGTGTCACGTGTGAATCAACTATGCTAATGTGGTGA